AAGCCAACCATCTCTACCGCACACTTCAAATCTTTTTACATTATTTTTCTTAGCAAACTTATGTATCTCAGAATCTTTATCCCAAAAAATATCAAACCATCTATTCATATTATTTTTCTTACCACCGGCAAGAACTATTCGTAATCTAGTTTCTCTTGGGTAGACAACAAACTCTGTAACAACTGCTACTAATATTTCTTCTTCATTACCTATAATCCATAAATGCATATATCCATTTGTTAACCAGTTATATACATCTTCTAAATTAAACTCACCAAGATTAAAATCTATTGGTTTTTGAATTAAGTCTTTAACCAGAGGCCAAATTAATTCTATTGATTGTGGTTGTATTTTTATAAACTTCATTAACCCATCATTGATACAAGAGTTTGCAAGCCATTAATTTCATTAGGCTGTTCATCAGTCCCATATGCTTCTTGTCGTATACCTTTAACAACAGCATCCATGTAGTCAGCACCCTTATCAGGATTACCATTACCAAGTGCAGCCATTGTATGACTATCAACAACATATTCTGTGGGACTAACAGCCAGAGTAGCAACTTGCTCTTCGCCTTCTTTGATAGGCATGTATACATTATCTTGCATACCACCACCATCACCGGGAACTCTGCCAGCAAACTCACCACCAGCAGCTAACTCGTATAAACCACCACCACTTTTAGCCTCAACTTCAGGAGGTAGTTGAACATCTGGTAGATTAGCATAAGCTAACCGTGCGGTTTCAAAATCATTAGGATTACGTCTGGGCTGTAATCCCTGCATAATTTCTGAAAGAATAGGACTGCCTTCACCATATGCCTGTGTTAGTAGTCTTTCTGTATTAACAGTTGGACCGGGTGGTTGTTCAAAGAAACCAGTAGCCAATCTATATTGATTTCTTTGTTGTGCAGCATCAAACGATGGTAGGTTAGGATCGTTTAGACCTCCATATCTTCCATCATCAATACCAACAAATTCTCTAGGTTTAACAGGTTCGGCTGGTCTATTAGTAGCACCCTGTAACTGATTAAGCAAAGCATTATATTGAGATTCAAAAGCTGCCGCAGCACCACTTCTGGGCCGATATCCTCCCGGCCCCTCTCCTCGACTATACAAAAATTCAGACTGTTCTATATCTGTACCCAAACGAGGATTGTTTCCAAAGTTAATAGGTTGTCCTAATTGAAAACTTAGCATATTAGGCATACCAGCACGAACATATTGTGATCCTCCAATTCCATATTTTACTGCAAGGTCTTGCATTTGTTTTAATATTTCATCTCTGGTAGGACCAGTATTTAATGGGCCAGAATCTCTACGATTAAGTACAGGACCACCTTCAGCAGCAAGTCTCATCAAACCACTATCAGCAGATGGAAGAGACATCCCTCTATCCTCTGCTGCTTTGGTAAAACTTTCAAACATATTTTTTTTCTCACCACGTTCCATTAGGGTGGCAAGAGCAATCCCTCCCATAATTTTAAGAGGATCAGTTTCAGCTTGAGGAGCCATAGGAGCGGCCATAGGAGGAGCTATACCAGCAAGACCAGAAGGAGGCATGGCAGGACCATCCATTGCTGGTGCTGGTTGTGGCATAGGTTGAGGAGCCATTGCAGGAGAAGGGGCAGGAGGCATCATTCCCTGTGCTTGCGGAGGAGGTGGGGGCATACCGCCACTACGTACAGCAGCCATAGTATCAAGGCTTTCAGGCATTCCTTGACCACCCATTGTTTCTTTCATTTCCATCATTTCTCTTAATGCCATTATTTTAACTTCCCATAATTAGATTGCAATGCTGTTTGATCTGCAATAAAGTTACTACTATTATACCCTATTTTATTCATTTTGCCAAATTGTTCTTGCGCTTGATCTATTCTAAATCTAGAAGGATCAAGAGCTTGACCAGTATTATAGTTTTTTAACAGAGTACTGTTTTGTATCATTTTCATATGATCGCTAATTGAGTTCATTAATTTAAATCCTGCCATGATGTTTCTGCTCCAAGACTTACATAGCCTTTAAATTTACCAGAACTTACTGAGTAAGCTATATCGCCTTTCTTGGGTCGTCCTATTTCTGTAACCGTAGTAACAGTAAATATATTAGTAGATGGTTTTGTTTCTATTTGAGTATCTCTTGTATCCAGATCATTCACCAAAGCAGATGCCCAATTTCTTACTGTACTATAAGCATCTTCTATACTATCACTATTAATAACAAAAGGTAAAGTAGGGTATCTTGCCATTATCTTCTACCATCTCCCTGTAGTGCAAGTCGAAGTGATCCCCATCTCCAACTCGTACCATTGGAATCACAAGACACCCTAACTTTAGCTTGCCTTCCTCTACTTCTGAAGTCAACCTTTTGTGTTGCATTTGTAATATCAAATTCTTTTGTAACTTCCTCAGAAGCTTCTGGATACTGTTGAGTAGTAATCTTCATTTTAATTTTACCACCATTTACCATTTCATAATCAGGAATAACTCTGTTCATAAACATGATGGCATTACCATCTGCAATATCAAAATCAGCAGACTCAACAAATGAACTTAGTGTTTCATTATTAGCACCAACAAATACAGAGACAGGCTCATTGTTATAAATATTATTACCTGCCGCCGTAACGCCTGTTGTGATGGTATTTCCAAATACTTCTTTATCAGCAAAAGTAGTAAAAAACATAGTACCGTATACCCAATAATTATCAACAGGATTGTAGATAACATATTTATCACACTCCGTTCCGTCGCCTGAAGGATATAACCAAATGATTTCGTTAAACTCTGAGTTGGTTCCTGCATATACTTTGGTATAGTAGTTTTGATTAATATCATCAAAGATAAATCTACGAACTGTACAGGGTAAAGTTTCTACTTGCCCACTAAATCTATAGAAGTTACCAAAGCCCATCCAGTATGTCACACCATTGAAATCAATACCAGCATGAGGTCCAACCATACCACAGTTACTGCCAGCCTGTGTAAATCTAAATGTAAAAGGTGGTCCAACAAAAGCCATTGTCCATAAAGAATTATCTGTCCAAATATTAATAGCATTCTTTGAACGCTTTGCACCTATAATTTTAGTACCATCAGTCAGTACAACCTCACCAGCCGTTGTATCAGCAGCAGGAACCCAATTACTTTTGTCATCTTGATCAGACCATCTAACTAGCATAGGATTAAAAGTACCACTTACTGTAGCATCAACAGCAAATTCGTTAGTTCCAAAAGCAATAAGATGTCTATCATTTGGAGAAACAAGAATAGAGTTTACACTAATAGGAGAGGTTGTTATAGAAGCAGCATGTACTTGACCGGGTATTGTAGAACTATCAACATCCCAATAAAATATATTACTTCCACTGCGGTTAGCTACAATATCTTCTCCCCAATTATCTAAGCTCCACTGTGTTACATCAAAAGCAATACCACTTGATGCTGGTTGATTCCATGCTCTAGTATTTGAAGCACAGACAGTAGCTTGGAAAGAAGCAGCACCATAACCAAGTCCCGCTGCCACAACAGAAAAACCTGTAGGTAAATAATATCTAAATGTTGCTGATCCTACATCACTGCCAGTTGCATCAGCAGCACTACTTACACTAATAGTAAACACATTAGCACTTGCTACTGATGTTATAGGATAAACATTTCCCTGTAAACTTACAGCGTTAAAAGCTGCGGAAGAAGTAAAGAGAACATAGTTACCGACTTTCTGGTTGTGTCCTGCATCGGAACAACAAACTCTTGTACTGCCTGAAGAAGTTCCAAAACAGCTTGCCAGTGTAACGGCAGTAACAATAGGCGTAATGTCATATAACTGATCGCCATCTTGTTCATAAAGTTTATCAGGCGTACCAAAAACAATTCTACTTGTTCCAGAACTATCTGACCATGTAATTAAGTCTCTGGCAGAACCATCAAAAGTAGCAGCCAAAGCTCTGGTCTGATAACCTCTTAAATTTTCAGGACGACCTGCACGAAAGCGTACACGATCACCATCAAACCAACTACCCTCTTCAGCATACTGAGTTGTTTCTCTATTAAAGCCTTGTTTAAAATCAAACTTTTTAAGTTCTGTCATTCTATTATATCCTAGTTATGACTTTATATTACTTACCACGACTATCATAATAACCATTAGTATTAATATATACTGTACTGTTAAAGCTTTGTCTAAAGGCTACCTGACTTGAAGTATTAGTTAGAACAATATGAGTACCAGCAGCCCATGTACCATTTGCATCAGAACTATTTTCACCAGCGTTATTTGCATTACCATTGGCAGGGGTAGCGTCAGCAACATCAGGATTTGTAAGTGTTATTACAACCTGAGAGTTTGAACCTGCAACTACTCCTACAAGTCCTAGAATTGCTCGGCATTGTACGCCTAAAGGACTAGTTACTGTTTGCAAAACTCTGCTTGTTCCCAAACCACTACCATTAACATTATTAATTTGTGTACTCCATATAAACTCATCACCAAACTGAATGAATGAAATAATATTACTACTACCATCAGTAAGAACAGAACCTATACGTCGAAATGCAGAAGCCACTCCTGATGTTGCTACAAGATTAGATGCATTTACAGCCGTATCAAAACCAGCATCAACTCCTCCAGCATCGGTTGCAACTACAAAAACATGATACCAAGTATTTGTTGATAAAGATACACCATCTGCCATACCGCCGTTGCCATCTCCAGATGCCCATGTTGCATCTATTTGTTTAGTCATAGCAGAAGACAATGTTAAATCAGTACCATTTGCATTGTCTCTGGCAGCACCAGCAGCTATATCAATATCATGTGCTGAATCAGTACCATTATTAGAAAGTGTAAGACCACCTAAATAGTTTATTGGTAATCCTGTTGTAAGCCCTGTTAGATTACTACCATCTCCAAACAAAGTAGTTGCTACCATATTTCCTGTAATAGAAACACCAACAGTAGTTGTTACTAATTTTTTAGCATTATCAAAGTATAGTTCAACTGCACCATTTTCAGTACCAGTAAGTATAGTTTCATTAACAGCAGCATTTTTAACAGCAAAGATATTTGACCCAACAATTAAACTACCTGTCCCTGCTTCTTGTATATAACTATTAGAAGCATCGTGATAAATCTGAAGATCACTTCCAGTTCCAATATTTAACTTAGCATTATCAACAAAAAGAGCAGACGTAGAAACATTAAGAGTACTTGTGTTTACAGTTCCTGCTGTAATAGTTGTAGCTACTAGATTTGTAAAGGTATTACTTTTTACAGGATATACTGTTGTTCCATTAGTTACATATAAAGCAGTCTCTGCTGAATTAACTGTAACTCCAGTGTGACCAGCTACTCTCATTACCACTGAATCTGTTGAGTCATTATATGATACAGAGTTTCTAACAATATAAGATTTAGAATTATTAGGGATAAGAACTACTATATCATTGTGCGCCCCACCAACTGTTCCTTTAAATTCAAGAATAGCAGAACGAGCCTGATCACCAGCACCCTGAACATTAGTCAAAGTTACAGTTGCGGCACTCCCAATCGATACTGTAGTGTATCCAGCAATGGCATCATCAACAAGACTGATAACTCCATCATTGAGAATGGCTCCCCAACTGTTTGGATTTTCTCCATCTCCTTGCTTTGTTAGGCGAAGATTTGTTGTATATGTACTTGCCATTATACTGCCTTTCTTTTAACTTTTTCTTTACACTCTGATCGTAAAATTTCTGTGTTTGCTTTTATTGTTATTTGATTAATAACATTTGCATAGTTCATACAATTTACTATATCAGGAAATGGTCCTGTTACAGAACGCTCTTTAATAGGTTCACCTGTAGGTAACAGTGTTATTACAATTACTGAAATATAATAAAACATTATTCTACCAACTCAGGCCAATCATAGAGTATACCTGACTTTGTAATACTACCATCATCTTCTGTTGTATATGTTAGAAATAGTGCAGCAATAGCATCTGTATTAGCCGCATTAGTTATAGCTGCTTCCATATCTGTTGCTTTACTTCTAATTGCATTACGCCATGTTTGAATATTAGAAGGCACTGCCACAGTTGTATCTATATAACGAACAACCGCCCAATCACTCTGTGAAAGAAGAGATGCTTGTTGTGTCTTAACTTCTTGAATTAGATTAGACTTAACACCAAGAGTAACAACTTGATTTCCATCTTCATCTAAGAGAACATTACCATCCTCATCTACTTCATTGACATCTTCAATAGCTTTAGCAGTAGATGTAATAGTACCATCACTATTTTGTGACCAAGTATATAGTCTACTATCAGGTGGAGTTTCTTCTACTATCTCAACAACACCAGCAGCTACTTTTTCTGAGGCAGACCAGATATGCCAGTTAGCAGGATTCTGAACACCATTGTCAGCAGTCCATGCTCTACCTACTGTAATCGTTCTGCCATTATGTTTCCACATTATTTTCTTCTCCTGTTATCTTGCTGTAGCTGGTGCAGCGCCGTTACCGCCGAATGGGTTCTCTGCGAATGCCATGTATGTGAAGGTTGCAGCCGAGTTATTTCCCGGATCAGCCCCACGCCACTTAAAGCCATTACTTAATAAGTCTCCAAATTGACCACCGCCAGAGGTGGCTTCTGCACCACTTGTATTTGGATACAAAATTTCCTTGGAAACATTAAAGGGATCACGTTTACTATCTCTGATTTGCCAGCTATCCGCTGCGTCAATATTTTTTACTAGCAAAAAGGAGGGCCGGAATCCGGTGTACACAAAAGTACCATTTGTCGATCCATTTCCTTCGTAACTCCCGATAGAACTATAGCCGGGAATTTCTGCGAAACAGTACATGACATAATTATATGTGTTTCTGTTTACACCTATTGAAGTTCCTAACGAAACAACAGAACTTGTTGGAGCGGTGCTATTCCATACTTCAGGACTTGCTGTGCCTTTTGCGGCGGTAGAGTTGAGTTGTAGAAATTCTGTTGTTGCTAAGGCAGGTGTCCATACATACCAATCGTGCGTATCGTTTCGTGATTTAATTATGACGAAAGATGGGGCAATGCCTAACCCATGTCCAACCGTGGCGTTTGCACCTGTGCCAGTATATGTACTGACACTAAAGCCAGCCGTGGTGTTTGCAGACGTAGCAGTTGTGTTAATGCTGCCATCTTCGTTGCTGCTGCCAGAGCCGTTTGCTTTCCAGCACCATGCGACGTAGGATTGACCAGATTGATTAAAACGTGCATCCCCACTACCTGTTGACAGCAACCTGAAACCATCGCTATTAAAACCAATAATATTTGTTGGAGACTCTGCGTTGGTTAGGTTTGAATAAAGCTCTTTTGTAGCTGATGGGGAATTGCCATCCCCCCGTACAGAATCAACAAGCACATGGTTGCCTCCAGTACCGAGCGTCCTTGCTTTTAACCAGACAAAATCCGACTCAAAGCCAACGCCGGTAATTGTGTTATCTGTTGAAGAATCGCCCGTATAAAGCGTAAGCTGGAAATGCGCTGACCCATCTGTGATCGAGGGTGTGGGAAGGTTGGCGGTGTTTAGTGTAGTGAAGCCGGTGGGCTGATGCGATATACCAGTTGAGCCAAACCTTACTTCCCACTTTTCGGTAGTGGTAGCGCTGTTTAGGCTATACACCGGCATATAAGTATCACCAGCAACTAGCGTCGTTGAAAAAGAGTGTATTTCCGTTCCGTTCTTATAGAACTTTACCGTGCCATCAGTATCAACTGAACAGCCGACAATATCATTTACTGCTACTGCCGAAACCGTAACGCTTTGGTTTGTGGTCTGGTAATAAACTGTGTTGGCATCGGTGACACGCCACATATAATCTGTGTCGCTTTGTCCACCCTCAAAGGTACTGTCGCTTTCTGGTCTGATCGTTCCGCCACTGCCGTTTACACGGGACAGGCCAAAATAAAGACGAGTGTTGGTCAGGCATTTACCCTCAAAATAAACCTTATCGCCAAGCTTAATACCTACCGTACCAATAGAACCAAACCAGCCGTTTGTGCCGGCAGAGGCTTCTAGGTTTCCATCCGCAAGGGTTACACTGCTGTGTTTAAGAAGAGGATTAAGCGTAGCGTAATTATCAGTCGGCGTATCCAACGTCTGATCAGCCGCAGTCAAGCCACTGCTGGTGAAGTCGTTGCCGTTGCCGCTGTCGTCAGCACCTAGATCAGCACTGTCAGCGCCTGTGATGTAATAGCCGTTTATTCCATAAGAGCCAGTGTAACGCACCGGCACCCACTGTCCGGTGTCAGCGTTGGTTTCACCGAAGCTGGTTGGGTCTAGTGCTTGGCCGTCTACAAAGTTAATTTCGGCTAGATAGCCGTCAAGAAATTGTGAATTACCTCCTTCTCGACCAACCTGAATTGCCTCACCAGCACCACCCGTGTTGAAGTTTGTGACATATCCAGATGACGGGTTTGTTTCCAGACTGAAATCAGTGATCCTTGATCCGTTGTGATAGATTTTAATTCTGTCAGCAGCGGTGCCGTTATCTGTATCAAAAGCAACTACAAAATGACTCCACGCCGAAACGTCCCGAAAAACTTGACTTGTAATTATGTCGTAGGCACTGCTTGCTTGGAAAACTCGAAACTGGTCGTCAGAGTCAAACCGTATGCCCTCATAGGTCGAGCCGCTTGCATCGCCGCCGTAGATACAGACTTGCGTAGCGCCTAATTTGCAACGCTTTACCCAAAATGAAAAAGTGCAATCAGTGCCGCTCGTCGGTGATCCGCTGTAACCAGACCATTCTAAATAAGCAGAATCATCGTCATTAAACCGGATCGACTGGTCGATGGTGTAACCGCCAGCCGCAGACGATTTAGAGTTGCCTTGGATTATTGACATCAGGCAAACACCGCGCTGGTGACCACATAGGCGTTCGTGCCGTCGTCGTAGTACGACAGCCAGTAGGTGCCAGCGGTGCTGATCGTGGTCGCCAAGTTTGCATCACCCTTGGTCGTAGCTGCCAAGCTGATCGCGTGACCGCCAGAGTTATCCAGCAAGATGTTGCCTGACTGTCCAGCGGTGTGGTTGGTGAACGTCAGAGTGCCTGTGCCGGTGGGGGTACATTTGAAGTTGTTCGTGGCGTTCTGATCAAACGACAAGTCATTGTCCGTAGTGATAGTTCCACGCTGGCTCACCGTGAACGTCTGTGCTGCATCGGTGACGGCGTTGTCTGCATCATACGCCTGTACGTCCGTGCCGATAGCCACGCCCAGGTTTGTCCTAGCGGTTGCCGCATCGCTGGCTCCAGTGCCACCGTCTGCTACAGCTAGGTCAGTAATTCCGCTGATCGAGCCGCCGGTAATCGAACCACCAGTGATCGAAACACTGCTGGAGTCCTGCGTGGCAATGCTGCCTAGGCCAAGGCTGGTCCTAGCGCCGCTTGCGGTGGTTGCATTGGTGCCACCGTTGGCCAGCGGAAGAGTGCCGGTAACTTGCGTGGTCAGGTCGATGTTACCACTTAGCTCACTGGTTGCTATGCTGCCGTATACAACATCTGTGCCATCAGACTTGAGGACAGTTCCTGAACTGCCGATGCCCAGCTTCTGCAAGGCACTGGCACCACGGGTAATAATATCACCACGTGTGTCCGTGGGATCACTAATGGCTCCAAGGTTGGTACGTGCTCCAGCAGCTGTGGTAGCACCTGTGCCACCGCTGGTTATAGGAACTGTGTCTAGGCTGACAGTCACGGCACCAGTGGCTTGGTCTACGGCTACCGGAGTTGTAGCTGCAATGCTGGCAACACCAGCCAGCGCACTGGCCAAGGTTGATTTACGAACCTTGAACGTCTGGCCTGCACTGATGTCTACAATTGGCAGAACATCATCATCGGCCAGATCAGCTTCTTCAAGTTCTGTAAGCTCTGTGATTTTTTTGTTAGTAGCCACTTACCCCTCCAACCAGCTAATAAATACGTTTGCGCTTCCGTTTGTAACAATTGCCGCTATTTTGTCACCGTCAGTTCCTCCGGGAGTCGTTGACGGACTGACTGTGATATAATTTTCGTCTCCATCGTGAATAAACGTGGACGTTCCGTCTGTTAGAGCAGTTGGATTTGTACCAACTTCAAAGAAAGTCAGCGGAGACCCGGAAGCTCCGTGACACGCGATTCTTGCCACGTTGCAGCCAAACGGAGTAGGACCAGATGCAACAGAGGTTCCAGAAGAAGTGAGCTGTTCGTTAGAATTGATACGATAGGCGTAGACGTTCTGGCGAGCCATTTATCCCTCCAAGAACGTAACGTTTACCGTGGCCGTTCCAATGCTAGCAATCTTTTCTCCATCTGTGGCACTGGGGTCGGTATCACCCTTGATCACAAAGTAAGCTGCATCGGCCGGGTCAATGCGCGTACCCGCTGCCGTGGCAGTTGGGTTAGGTCCGATTACGATATTAACAGCAGCACTGGTAGCAATGCGAGCAATGGTGCAACCAAAGGGAGCACGTCCGCTCTGCGCACTGGTGCCTGTGCTGGTGATATTCTCGCTGCTGATAATGCGAGAAGCAATGTTATTCTGGTAAGCCATGTCTATGCCTTTATGTTTTTGTCAGAGTTCATTTCAAATCCAAGCTCAATGCCTTTGAGCTTTAGTTCTTCGCGCTTGACCGCCATGTCGTGTTCTATCTCTACTCGCTCAAGTTCCAGCTTGGCTGCTTTGATTTCAAGTTCTTTTGCCTTGACCTCTGCTTCAAGCTGCGTGGCTTGCGCCTGTGTCATCATCGCTTGGGCTTGGACCTGTTGTAGCTGCTCTTGCGCACTCGGAGGCGGAGGTTCTGTGGGCGGCGTACTGACAAACTTGTCTACGTTCTTGATGCCCATCTCGTCGGCTATCTCGCGAACCAAGTTGTAGATGTTATCCGGCTGTACAATGCCTTGGGTCTGCTGTCCTACTTTTTCTATCAGGCTAGCAAAGTTGCTGATGTTCTGTAGACGGACATCTTGGTCACCGTAGCCAATGCCAACTTCGATGTCTACGTCTAGGTCTTCTCGCCAGCTGGCAGGATCAATCTGGAAGTAGTTATTGTTTAGCCGGACAACCTTCTTGCGGTCTTCGTACCGCTGGATCAGGTTGTAGATCGACTTGAACATATTCCTTACGCCGGTGTCTGCAAAAACCCTAGCTATTAGTTCCAGCCGTCCTTGGGCATTGGTCAGTGCAGCGGTGACTGCACCCGTGGTTACGTGCGTTTTCAGAACGTCTGCGCTAAGTCCCTGCGTCTTGGGATTAACACCAGTGCGACCACTTTTGATGTCTTCCCAGTATTGGAGCATCTGGAAGCTGTACGGCTGAAGGCTAGGCGTCTGGATCGGCTGTAGGGCATTGGGACTGCGCGTACGGACAATGCCACCCGGCCTGTTGGTCAACAGGTCGTCAATGTTGACTTGGCCTTCTACAACTTGGAACCTGCCGTTGTTGGACAGGTACATATTGTCTAGCAGATTTCTGGTCAGTGTAGACCGGATCAGCTGAATGTCTTCTACCGTTTCTGCCACAGACAGTCCGTAGAACTTGTGCGGAATCGGAATAGGACAGACGGTGCTGAACGGGATGTAGTCGATAGGTTCAATGTCTAGCAACTCTGAACCAGCGTGGCAGATTTTATGCAGCACACTAATTCCGCTGCCGTCCATGTCCAGCTTGACATAGGACTCGTATACTTGGACAACCATTTCGCTGTCAGCGGCAGCTTGATTAGGATATACGTCCGTGGAGTCATAGGAGTGTCTGGCCATGTACTCTTGGCTGGTGGTGATATCGTCTGCACCACCTGTGTAGCCGGGGAGGTCTTCCACCACGTCCGGATCAAATCCCATCTGGAGCAGTTCGCTTTTGGACTTGTGCGAACGATGGCAAATGAACCGAGCATCTTCTAACGTCTTGGCACCACGGTTAATCAGGAACTCTTCCGGTGGTACGTTTTCAATGGTGACTTTACCTTCCATCGATGTCCTTGCAAAGGTGACATCGTGGAAGACCTCTTCGACCTGCACTAATTCTCCGGTGAACGGATCAGGCTGCTCAGTGATCGTTACCGTTTCTTCATGCTCTACAACTTCTAGCTCGTCGTCTTGCTGGAGCAGCGAGTATTCCTGCTCTGTAAGGTTCTGATATGACTCTGTGGTGGTCTTTTCGACCTCTTCCCAGTAGTGTTTGACAATGCCAACCTTCTGCATCAGCGCGTCAAGGAACATGTTATATAGCACCATAAACCCGTCGTTCTGCTTGTAGAACACGTGATTTACGTACTTGGTGGCCTGTTCTGCGGTGTCCTCGTCCTCTGGACCCTCTGGTACAAACTTGACCACCCTGTCTCCAGCTGTGAAGATGCGCATCAGGCTAGGCATCATCCACATCAGGGTGTCTTGGACATCGGTGACTACGACTTGGCTACGTCCGTCTTCCTCGTTGCCAAACGGTTCTCCATAGAAATACTCCATGGAGCGTTCGCGCTGGGAGCTTATCTCGGAATCCATGTAGTCCGAGGAACCGTTGATCTCGCTTTCTACAAGACCAATGATCTCTTCTTCTGTCATATTATGAGCCATCAGGATTTCTTCTTCTTTTTCTTAGGAAACCCAGCTTTCATAGCTGCATAGGCTTTGTTGGAGATAGTGCTTTTGCTCTTAGGACGCGAGATGCCCTTTTTCTTGCGAGCATTGATGTTCGCATAGAGTCCTCGTTTAGCCACGTTTCTTCTCCTTATACCCGCTTGCGTAAGCTGCCCGTGCTTGCCTAGCTGCTCCAGCTTTGGTCTTATAGACCTTGCCTTTATTACCCCACTTGTAGCCGCCTTTGACTTTGCGGATTGGCATTATACTATCCC